AATAATGTAGGGATAACTGTTTCAGGTATAACAGCAGTTACAGGAACAATGACATTAGGTACAGCTGCATGTAGTTTCGGAAGCGGAGTTACAGTAGAGTATTCTCTTGAAGTATCTGCTGGAGGAACTGTTACAGGTGGCTCTGGGGATTGGACTGTTGGTTCATTACAATGTCAGACAGCTACATCTACACTAACCATGACATCAGGAACATGTACAATAGATAGTTGTAGAGATACAGCTTATGGGTTAATAGTTATTGCTGATGCTACATTTAATCATAATAATGGAACAATAACATTTACTGGTATATCAGCAGATATGCACGTTGATGCATTAGCTCATTCGTTATATAACTTAATAATTAATTCTGGGAATACACATCGACTACGGAAGGATATAATTATAGAAAATGATTTAACTATAACAAGTGGAACATTTTCTACAGGTACAAGTAATTATGCCTTAACTGTAACTGGGAATCTATCAAATGCAGGAACATTTGTTCCTAATGCTTCATTGGTAACGTTAAATGGTACTGGACAGTCCTTGACAGGTAGTTGGACATTTTGGCATTTTACGAAATCAGTGGCAGCAGCAGATACTCTAACTTTTGATAATACTGGAACTTATACTTTTGGTGGGAATGTAACATTGAATGGAGCTGTAGGTGAGTTGTTATCACTGGTTTCTGACAGTGCTGGTAATGCGTTTAGTTTTATTATGTTGGCTGGAGCAGTTAAAACAAGTTTGGATTATTTAAGTATAAAAGACTCGGATGCTTCAGGTACTGTATCAGCACTTAAACCGATAGCACCAACTAATTCTACAGAAGTTTCAGGTAATACTGATTGGTCTGGTAGTGCATATGTAATTCCTGCAGGAATGAAAACAATTTTAAACTACTACTACTAATTAGAAACATATTTGGTAAATTAAAAATTAACTATAAGTTATTGAGGACAGCTTATAGTTTGGAGGAGGAGCTACTTTATTATTATGGTGAGGAAACATGAAAGTAATAAAAATTAGACTAAACCCAGATGAATACTTTATTGATGTCTTACATATATTGCAAGCGATACCACCTTTTAATCAATTAAGGAATAATGATCTAAATATATATGCTAGGTTACTATTCTATAATAATTTAATGATACTAGATGGGTTAGAAAAAGAAGATAGAGATAAAGGATTGTTTAACTATGATATGAAAAGACTTATTCAAGAAGAACTAACTATTAATGATGGAAGTTATCGTAATAGTTTATACAGTTTGAAAAGGTTAGGTCTTATAGGTAATAAGCAATTAGTAGACAAGTTTACTATACCATTTGGAGAAAGTTTAGAATTTAATTTCATATAACAGAGTTATGGAAACAAAAGAGGTTACTAAAGAATTTACCAGAGAAAGTAATAAGCAATTGCTTATGCTTATGGAAAAGATGAAAAGTATCATTGGTGGGTGGGCTATTGATAACGATTATCATATGGAGTTTAGGATTAATATTATCAGTCCTATTAAAACTTTAGGTGTTACACTAACAGAAAGAAAGCAAGATGTACAGGAAAACATCAGTATTATTCATGAAACAGCTTGCAGCAGACAAGAAAGTAGAATTGGATAAAGTTAAGGAAGCTATTAATTCGCAGTTTGAATATGTAGCTGAGAAAATTGCTGAATCTAATTTAGAGGAGGCTAAGTATAATAATATTTATATACAAAATCTAGGTAGGTTTGTGGTGATACTTAATTCTAGAAAGAAAATTAAGGAAAGATTAGAGAAGAAAAAGGATGGAGTTAGTAACGCTGTCACACGGGAGGTTGGAGATATCTCCGTATGCCCTGACAATAAATGAGTTTAAGGCTCTCTGGGAGAGAGATAATAGTACAACGAAGGATATAGCTACGCAAGAGTTGTCCTTTGTTTACTTTATGGTAGACTTTAAATCTGTATACAGAGGTTATGAAATTAAAGATAAAGTTGAAAGAATATGTAAAGACTTAAACCTTAATTCAACTAATATATTAGATGCTGAAATACAGTTAGCTATAAATAAATATATGGAGATACAGCAAACTCCTACTATGAGGTTACTTATGGATATGGAATCCTGTCTTGACAAGATAGGATTTACTTTTAGAACTTATAATCCTACTACTGATACTAATGCTGTAAAGTTTAAAGCATTAACTACAGCTATGAAATCAGTAGATGGTATCATTAAAGGACTTAATGCATTAAAAGAAACTGTAGAAACAGAGACTGCTAATATAACAAGAGGTAAAGGTGGTCATAGAGTTGGTAAGAGAGAATTACCTAAAAAGAGAAATTCAGACGAATAAGTTATGATAGAAGTTATTAGACCAGACATTCAAATAGTTCAGGAGTTTGATCCTAAACTAGTTTATGGAATACCTTGGTCTACTATCAATCCAGCTACATCTAATCCTGTAGCTAATACCAATCACGAATATCTTAAGTTTGTTAATACACATTTGTTTTGTGAAGAGGCTAGGCACTTTGCAAGATATGGTTATTATACAAGTGCTCCTTATGATTCTAAGGACTACGATGATTATTGGGACGAGCAGGAGAAAAGATGTATAGAAGGTTATACTATAGGCGGAGTTCGTGTAACAGGTAGGCATTACTTTTATTTGAATTTTGGTAGGTTAAAAGCTAGGAAAGTTGATCCGATTTCAGGTTTAGAAGACTCTGCTAGTCAAAGAAAGATACTTACTTTTCCAAGATTTTTAGATCATCAATATTATTGGTTTCATGAAATAGAAGAGTGTTATGCAGAGGGTCCGCATAAAGGTAAGGAGATGCAAAATCACTGTAGCCTCAAAAGTCGCCGAAAAGGATATACTTATCAAGTGTCTGGAGGTGTATATGCTTATAACTACACTTTTATAGAAGCATCTACTAATATACTGGCTGCTTATGAGAAGTTGCACTATAAAGTAACACTTGATGGAATACACCTTACTCTTAACCATATTAATAAGACTACTGACTGGGCTAAGAGAAGAGATAAGCTTACGCAAAGAGATCACTTTAGGGCTAGCTATTTATATAAGAATGAAGCTGGTAATGATATCGAAGATGGATTTATGTCTGAGATACAAGCTATTTCATATAAAGACAATCCATTTAAGAGTATTGGTGATAGTATATTCACTTTAGGTTTTGAAGAAGCTGGTAAGTTTAAAGGTTTAATGGATGCTTTTACTATTGCAGAACCTACTGTAAGAGACGGGGAGATAGTTACAGGTGTAGTTCTAGTATGGGGAACAGGTGGAGATATGGGTTCTGGTACAGCTGATCTAGCAGAGCTATTTTGGAATGGTGGTATGCATGGATTTAAGAGGTATGAAAACATCTATGAAGATAATGCTGTAGGAGATTGTGGTTGGTTTGTTGATGACTTATGGTATAGTCCCGGTACTTATAATGACGGTGTTATAACACATTTACTAGTTGATAGAGATGGCAATAGTTATAGAGATTATGCTGAAATTAATCTGGAGAAGAAAAGAGAACAGAAGATAAAGAGTAGTAAAGCATCTTATAATTTATTTTTAACTCAGCAGCCTAAAACTCCTTCTGAAGCTTTATTACAAGCTGATGTCAGTATATTTGATACAGTAACTGCTAAGAATGTTATTGCGATGATAATGATGAGTCCTGAGACTTATATTAGACCTTTTAGAATAGGTTTAATGGAAATAAGTCCAGACTCTGGTAGAGCTTATTTTAATGAGATAAGATCTCTGGTACCACTATATGATTATCCCATTAAAGATAATAAAGATAAACCTGGATGTATAGTAATCTATGAACCTCCTGTACGTTCTGCAGATGGTGTAATAGAGCCAACTAGATATATAACTGCAGTTGACCCTTATGATGATGATCAGTCTGAAACTAGATCAGTAGGTTCTATGTTAGTACTTGATAGATTTACTGATAGAATTGTTGCTCATTATAAAGGAAGGCCAGATGCTAATACTTTTTATGAACAATGTAGACGTCTTGCTCTTTATTATAACGCTAAGATTAATTATGAACGTAATAAGAAAGGCTTACATGGTTATTTCTTTAATAAAGGTAGTCTTAATTTATTAATTGACGAACCTGAGATATTAAAAGATAGAGGAATTAGCAAGGCTTCTAACGCTGGCAATAATAGTAAAGGAACTTATGGTAGTACTCCTGTTAATGCTTGGGGTATTGAGTTAGCTTCTTTATGGATGGATATGAAAGCCTATGGGGAGCCAGAAGAAAGTAGTATGACTAATTTACATAAGATACGTGCTCTTGGTTTATTAAGGGAGATTAAAGACTTTAGACCTGATCCAAGACTGAACTTCGATGATATTTCTGCTCTTGGACTATTAATGATTTTTAGAGAAAATCTACTTAGACATCAACCTGTTGGTAAAGTTGTTCGTAAATCAGGACTTGAAGATGATCCTTATTTCAAAAAATGGAGAAAAGGTGGTGAACATATTGGTAGACTAAGAACTGGTACTAGATTAGCTATAGTAAGAGGAAAAAGAAAGTAGTTTCAACTTGTTTTTATTATTTAGTTTTATTATATTTGTAAGTTAAAGTTGATCATAAAGTTATGTCAATAGGCAAATTTCCCTCCCAAAAGAAAGATAAGAGGACAGATTCTTTCTATAAAGATTGTGCTAAAGCTGCATTAGAGATCATAGATTATGATGAAGACTCTGGTTTACGTGCTTCTATGCATGAGAAGAGAATAAACTATGATCTAGCAGCTAATATACTAGATCCATCTGATGTAGAAGATATAGTAAATCCTTGGAAATTAACTAATGCTAATTTTCCAGTTAATATAAGGAACTATCCTTTACTTAAACCTAAACTTGATTTATTGAGAGGAGAAGAAATTAAGCGTAGATTTGATTGGAAAGTTATGCTTAAAAACTCTGAAGCTATTTCAGAGAAGGAAGAGCAGCAAAAGAAAGAGTTTTTTGGTTATATTAAAAGTCTTGTGTTATCTCCAGACGAACCTAATGAAGAAGAGGTTAAGAGGAAAATGACTAAGATGGACGAGATGAGTAAATATAGTATGCAAGACATGCGAGAGAAGATGTCGTCTCAAGTTTTAACTTATCAATGGTATAATAATAAACTTAAGTATAAATTCAATGAAGGTTTTGATGATGTACTAAAAGCTGCAGAAGAAATTTATACTATTAATGCTATATCTGGAGATATAGTTGTCCGAAGAGAGAATCCCCTAAATGTTTATACTATAGGTCTTGGTGATAGTAATTATCACGAGGATGCTCAAATTATAGTAATAGACGGCTATAGACCACTTGGTTTAGTATTAGATGATTATTATGAAGAGTTATCAGCTAAACCAGGATTAATTAGACAATTAGAAGAAAGAAGTGGATTAGCATTTAATCCA